GATTTGAATTTACAAACGGTGGTTCTACATACCCAGACCCGGATCCAATTAAACTTCCAGAAACCCACCAAACGCCGCCGCCTTGACAACTTGAAATGGACCCGCTGTACCAGTATTGTGATTGACCGTCTCTAAATTTCCAACTTACTCCATCTGAGTAATCGTTTTCGTCAAATTTATAACCGGTTCCCATTTGCCAAGATTCTGATACAGGATACGCGGCGAGGGTGTATGCGGTTGGGACTTCAACAGATTCACAAATTTTCAAATTCAAGTAGAATTTTGGACTTATAATTTGTCCACATGCTATTGACTGCGATATTTGAGTTAGGTCAAAGTATAACAACGCTCTAGTTAAAACCGACCCTAGGTTGCCTTCGGTGCTTCCGCAAGCATAATAACTAGTTCTTTTTTCAACCTCAAGTATCTCATCCAAGCCAGTATTCTTGAACATTAAAACTGGGTTACTCGAAATAAATGCGTCTTTGGTTGGATATAAAAAGTAATGCATGGCTGTGATTAATACTATATAAATATACAACCCGCCAAAAAAATATACATTCTAAAGGCGAATGCTAAGATATTATAAAACTTTTCCGACAATATCCTTGGTTGGGTATTTTACTTCAAAAACCGAAGGATCGAGTGAGGGATAGATTATCTTGTCCACAGTTGCGCTTTGGATGTCATATTCGTATTGGGAATAATCACCGTTGCGCAAAGTCAAATTTTTTAACTTCAAATAATTTACAGACTGCACCCCATCGACTCTACTAATTTCCAACTCCAACCTACTAAGGTTTATTGGTTGGCAGAATTGCGCGTTGTCTATGTCGAAGTATTCTTGTACCTTGGTCAAACAATTGGTCAATACGTCCCTCTTGTTGTAGTTTTTATAAACTATTATTCCAAAATCTACGCCAATGTTTATGATATACCCATCTATTATATTCACAGAATCCGTTAACATCCTATATTGGTTAAGGTAATTTTTTAAATTTTCTTGTATTGCTAGATTTGATATTATCAGCTTCTTTTGGCTGTTATAACAGAGTATATAAAGATTCACCGCGAAAGGATTGTAGTTCTTTTTTGACGTATCTATACTTTGATCCGCTATTGCATATGCCTTTGCAATAGATCCGTATTTCGATGGCATTGCATACGATCTAATTATATAGTCCTGTTGAGTCACTGCTCGGTTTTGTGCAGAATGATTGGCTAGAGCGTTTGTTCTTATACTATCATTCGATTCACTGCCCATTCCACCAACCGCCGGTACAGGATTGTTAACTTTTATAGAACGTCTTACGGTACTTGTGAGATTTTGTTCAAGGTTTGGCAGTTCCGTTATATCTCCAAAGAATTCAACGGATGTTACGTTTGTTATAGAATTGGCATTTACATTACTCGCAACACCGCCACCGGTGACATAGCGTATCGTCAATGTCGTGTTTGCGGGTGCTTGGCCGTATGACTTTGACGACAAGAAATTAGCAGGATCGTATGATACATTTTCGGTTCTGAATAACGATTGATTAGAAACTGTGTTTACGTTCGGAATTATTATCTCGTCGTCTTTTACATTTGTTCCCGCGCCAAATTCTATAAAAGTTGTATCATCCGCGTTTGTACCGGTCACGAATCGCCTTGATGTTCTTAAAAACTTTATCAAAAACGGCGCAGTGTCTCTATATGCAGACATTACCATATCGTTTTTGAATATGTTTTCCGAGTCTATGGGGACCATATCTTGCGCCAAATACTCAGTTTCATACCAACGGTTTCCATCCGAATCATATATATCCATTATACCAATCACGTTGGTTTCTGCCAACTCTACTCTGTAGAATGAAGTTGGATCCGATACACTGATTGTTTTTGTTGCAATCTGACCAGCAGCGGCGGCAACCGTCTTTTTCAATACATAAAATTCAGGTTGTCCAGACAAATTTCTTTGATATACGGATATTTCTAATGGATCATTTTTTGTGTCCACGGTAAAATCCACTGCGAAATTTGTTATAAAACTTACACCATTGTCGCTCAAGGCCGTCATACCAGGTTTTATTATTTGAGCATATACCAAATCGGGTACGATTTCACCGTTTTCATCGGTTTTAGCCGGTACCAATTGATAAACATCAAGTGAAGTCACAGACGGCGTCGATATCTTTACTCTGTAACCAAGTGATCGAGCGGAATCTACAATGTTTTGCCTTTCTTCCGAATTTACAAGCATCGATTCTTTGAATTGGTAATCTACGTAATACGATAAAACGTCGCCAACATACGCCGACATTTCTATAAACATCATACCCACCGAAGCTTCACTGAAATCTTTGTATGTATTTGGATAATATACCTTGGCGAAATCAACCAACGACTGTTTCAATTGAGAAAAGTCTTTATTTAGATATTTTACATCTTTTTTTGCTGGTTGAAATGATTTTTGCGTTTCTAATATCATATATTTCCTTGAGTGGCAACCAATGTAAGATTTTGCGGGGAAGTTATACCAACATTGTCCGCAGTGAAGATGACCGATATTTTTACATAATATCCATCTTTCTCCGCATCGGTGTTACCAACAGCAACACTTTTTATATTAACAAATGGTAACCATTGGTTTACATCTTTTTTTATAGCACTTTCTATAATTGTTTGCAATTCTTCGTTGTTAAAATTAAACAAAACGTCCCACAAAGATGAACCAAATTCCAGATTAAACCTTCTTTCCCCTTTTCTCGTGTTCAATAAAAGATATAGATTTGATTTTACTTGGTCAACTACGTCGAAACTTTGGTTAAAATAACCCATAGGCCCGTGGCTAATGGGAAAGGTCAATCCTATTGGAGTTTTTGCCGTAGTTGCCATTAATTATCTGCGTTTTTCTTCGATTTTCTTGTCCATTGCTTTCAATAGTGATCTGTAATCTTTTTTCAATGCGTTTGCCACGGCAGCAACTTCTTTGTTTTCGTTTAGCTGCTGTGGTGTGAGTTGTTGTATGATATCGACCGAACTTTGTATTGCGGATTCCGTTGGAACTCCGCCGGTGGTTTCGTTAAGCACTTGGTTCAGTATTGGATTTTTTGAGTATATTCTCTGTGGCTTTGGTGCAACTGTTGCAACCGGTGCTTCCAAGAACACCGCGACCTTGTTCTTAACCGGTTGCGGGGTTGGAACGGCCCTATTTTCCAATATCGCCGCAGAATTTTCCGACATTTTCTCAGCCAAAACTTCCATCAATAACTGTGGAAGTGCATTATTTACTTCTTCCTTTACCAAGGTTCTGATTATATCAACTAATTCGTTCTTTTTCATATATACTATAAATATAGAGTTGTTTTATTTTATTCCAATTTTGGGCACATTAAGTGATGTAGTTGCCGACTGTGCTTTCCCAGCCGCTGCTGCGACCGTTGTGGATATCACCGACCCACCGATAGAAGGCATTTGCGGTAATTTTGGTGAAAGTGATGCAATACTCGGCACCGATGGTAACGATGGTAACGAGGGTAGCGAGGGCAATTTTGGTAAGGACGGCAGACCTTTACTAAATGATTTCACTATACCACCGATACTACCGACTGTATTTTGAGAAAATGTGGGTTTTTTAATTCCACTCATGATACCATCTAACCCAGCCGGTAGCTTTATATCAACCTTTGGAATTTCTATCTTTGGTATATCGGGTATTGCAATTTTCGGAGCTTCTATCTTTGGTATATCCAGTTTCGGCATAGCTGGTATATTTGGCACGGACGGAACCGCTGGGATAGACGGCATGGACGGCAGTGCCGGTGCACTTGGAAGGGCCATAGTTGGAACTATGGGCGCTGCTACAGTTGGTATATCCAAACTTGGCATATTATTTTGTTTTTAATTCGCCGCCATCGTAGCCTGGCGCTCCACCCCCGCCAACTGTAAATACACGTGTACTCATCAATGATGGTAACTTATCTCTTAGATCTATTAGGTCTTGTTTCATTTTTTTTAGGGTACTGGCATACTCGTTCATCTTGCTTGCCCAATCCGGTCTAGGTGCAACCTGCACATCCTTGTCAGAATCCTTGTCATGAATATGCACCGCATGCCACTCTTCTGCTTGAGAAATCAACAAGTCCGTCTGAGCAATCATCCAGTTGCACAATTGATATACCCAAAATACGCTTGTTCTGCCTAAAAGAACAGGCTCGTCCGCATCGTCGAATGCCCCCAGATATATCTTTGGAGAATTGATTGTAGTTTTGTCGTTTGTTGTAAGGATTATTTGCTTGTGCGCGTCTACAGTAAACTCGTCGTCTGTAACCATAGCCAATCTCTTTTTTGAGAAATGGAAAGTTTCTTTTGCGCGTGATGAGAATATAAGTCTGTCGCTGTTTATAACAACTTGATCCCCGTCTAGAGTTGGGTATTTAAAATCAGTCGCTCCATCTGGAGAAAAATTTGGCTGCTCTTGTTTTATATCCGATTGAAACAAGACTTTATTGCATGTAGTTATGAATTCCGATATTGTCTTACCGGAAGTCATGTGTATAGAAGATCCATCTTGGTTGATAGATTCTGTTACATATCCTTTGGCCGTAAATCCGGGATTTCTTCTTGGAGATGGAGATGTAGAGACCGTTGCTTGTCTATTTCTCAACAGCGTGTATGGATTTCCACCGTTTTCCGCATATTCACCTAGTCCCTTATCTATGGTTCTATTGTCGTCATATGCACCAAACCGTATCGAAGAACCAAACCTAGATTCGAGAGATAGATCGCCCTCATACTTTTTCAAGGTTCTTATCTTGGGATTGAATTTGAAGTAACTTCCCAGAACTCCTTCGTAATTTGCACCGCCCGATGCATTCATCTTCGATCTCGGTCCAGACATCGGTGAATCCGGTTGACCAGAAAATTCATCAAAATTTTCTTCAACTAGGCCAGCCCTGCGTTCTATTGCGAAGTCCACACTCGCGTTTGCTAGACTCTTTAAGTTAATTTTTCTAGTATAATAATAGTTGTCCAAGTATTTTACAACCGATACAACTTCGTTTAACAGTGGATATTCTATTATACCCGTATTTTCTAAAGGCAATGCCCAGAATAGAGTCTCTTTCCTCTGTCCTTTTTGGCTATAGTAAAATCTAAACTTGATTCTACCTATCCACGAGTAATCGTATTGTTCCACAAGTGGATCGCCGCCGGTTATGTCCGGAGGAAAATCCATTACGTCCGTATATTGTTCCTGAAAT